ATAAATGCAGTCACATTTGAATAAGTGTTCTACATTATACTCCGTATTATCGGTTACGATAATCAGTCCAATTCAACCTGCTCAACTTCACCTTTCGACCACTCAAACATTCTATCATTGAGTAAGTCCCAGATTTGACTGGCATCTTCTTCTGTCTCGCACTGGAATGTGGTGCGGCGTTCACCGATACCATCCGTTGTAATAATAATATCTGCCTTAATGACAGTATTACTGTTATTGCCAGTTGCCGCAATAATTGCGGTGTTATTAGGCTTGAGTGCCATGACAAGAATGCCGTCATCATTTTCGTAGGTAGCCATGAAAGGAGTGCCTAAAGCTGTGGCTAAAGACATATTGGTAACCATGACAGTTCTCCTTGTTTCAACTAATATTTTTTCTGCGTTGTCTTTGATGTTGTTAGTGTTATCCATAAGCAATCATAGTAACAAAAAAGTGTTGACTTGTCAATACTCTTGGTTTATTTTTTATGGAAATGAGACATCCTTTAGAAGACGCATATGAGTCCTGCATGACTGCCTACGAGCAATCACGCATGGTTCGTTCTATCGGAAGGAAAACTTTCGCCACCCAATTGCGTGAGACTCGCAGGATGTTGCGGTTGACTGTCCGAGAACTTGGTGAGAAGATCGGCGTGACTGGATCACTCATCAACCAGATCGAAGTAAACTCCAAGAGCATCCTAAAGAAAGAACAAGTAGAGAAAGTAATCGCACTATGCTACGAAGAAAAACCCCACTTAAAGCAAAAACGGGTTTCAAAAAGCGCGGAGGAAAACTAAAGGTATTTAGTGACCGCAAGCGTGAAGAGAATGAAAAGTATAAAGTGGCACGGACACTTTATTTCAACCTTAAACCGAATTGTGAAGTGTGCGGTTGTCCAGCTACTGACATTCATCATAAGGCAAAGCGAGGTAAGAACCTTTGCAACATGGCAACATTCATGGCGGTTTGCCGTCCCTGCCATAATAAAATCCACGACAATCCTGCATGGGCCAGAGAGAACAATTATTTAATTTATGAATACAAACACGTTTGAATCCCGCATCATCTGCGAGGGAACTGAAGTAAGCAATACACCGGAGAAGATTCTGTTTCGTCAGAAGTTTAATCAATGTTGGGTGAAGAAAAGCGACATCCGACTTAATGAAACTCTTGGACATCTTGACGGAGAGAAGATAATTCGTATTGTAGTTCCAGAAGAAGTAGCAAATACTTTGGAACTTGAAGGAATTCTTGATTGATCTTTGGAATAATTTGTCACGTTCTTTTGCCAGACGAACGTATTCATCCAATTCGGATTGGGCATTCCCGACGAGATAGTAGATGTAGAAAAGCGCACAATGGCAACATGGATGGCCAAGGGACATCAATTGTGCGGCGTGACAATATCTTTACTGGGAAGCATGGAGTCATGCAGCTAACTGCGAGCTTTGAAGTAGTCTTGTGTAAAGTGGCAAAAAGAGCCAAACGGCAATACATGGGGCCGTCACTAAAACCATGACCAAGAGTAACGCCTTGGCCCAGTATTACCAATCTCCGTTATCGTCTGATCCGTAGTCATCATCAGCGAATGATTCGACTGGCTTTTCATCACGCGCCCAGAATCGGTTAGTTGGAACTGGTTTATCGTTTCCGATAAAAATAAGTCCATTACGCCGCGCCATTTCGAGGGCGTAGATTAGGCTATCGCTCAAGTCGGGCGAATATCCAGTTCTTCCTTTAAGCTCATCTTTAGTCTCAATGGCAATCTTCTTGGACTTGATCGTGTATCGGCGCAGGCAAAGTTCACGCGCCAAATCCGAAGCAGGATCAATCCCAAAGATAACACGACTCTTGAAAGCATGATAAGCTGAGTAGTAGTATTCAGATACCAACCTATCATAAACATCCTTACACGGGCGTTTATCAACCTCTGCCGCAATTCGGTCAGTAGGTTTACCCATAGATGAGATAAGAGCGATAGCAGCTCCAGATGCGTCAAAACGTAGCCACTCACGAATGATAGCCTGTCCAACTCGGCCACCATCACCAGACACGTCCATACCAAACTTGGATGGTTGGACACCAGCGGTGCGACATAAAGCAACAACTTCAGTAGCAAGTTGAATTTCAAACTCAGCAGCGGCATTGGCAGAGAGTTGGATTACCTTCTGACTCTCAAGCCACATAACACGATTGCGAGTCCCGCGCACATACCCAAGTTTGGCGATAGTCAGAACGCATCGGTCACCACCAACTGTAAATGCAGTATCAAACCCTGCTACCTTAGTAAATCCTTCAGAATCCCAAAGTGGTTCTTCGTTGGTATCAGCATTACGAATCAAATCAGCGGTTAGGATAGTCTGAGCAAATCCACTCTTCGGCCACCATCCGATAGCATTACGCACATAGTCGATAGCATTCTCGTCGCCATAAGAAAGACGGAGCATATCACTCTGCTTCTCACGATCCATTAGAAACGGGAATGGAGATGGTTCGCCTTCTGGTGCTTGAAAGTTCGGTGACTTCATTCCGTTATAGAACAGGCAAACTCCAGTTTCGGTTTCCCATTTATCCATGTTTTGGTTCACGGAATCAAAATTTGAACCTCCTTTTGGTAAACACCAGCGGGTATGTGGATTGTCGCCTGTAGATGGGTTGCCAATTCCAATAAACACCTTGTCGTTGTTGGATGCTAAGTTGGTTCTCGCCGTGATAGCTCCAAGTTCCATTTCGGGCAACTCATCAAGTGCCAAACGAACACGATCATTCTTACGACCACGGGTAGTATCAATAGCCTTCTGACCTTCGTTACCAGACTGAAAGGCGAGAGCTTTTATCGCATTACGATAATCTTTGTCCTCGTCGTTCGATGCCCCGCCCCAAACAATCATGTGGCGATAGTCTACAAGTTTGCCAATCTGAACACGGGCGCACTTCCAAAGTTTAGAAATGATACCCCAGATACGATCTTCGGACGCACCGAGAGTGGTAGTAGCAACCCAAGAAGAAGTGCAATGCGGGGCAGAACACCAATCAAGATAAACCCAAAGTGCAACTGGGAACGACTTACCCATCGAAGCTGCGCCTGCCAAGCAGATGTCGGTATTGGAACACAACTCATCAAGCGTCCTAATCAACTGAGTATTTGCATATCCTCGATTATAGATAGAAACTTCAGTCGGCCATTGAAGTTTTACAGCATTAAGGAAATGTTCAGATGGAGATAGTAACTTAAAATCATTTAGGTTAATGTTGTGTTCGATACAGTATTTTTTTCCATACTTGTTATGAGAAATTGCATAGCAATAAAGTTCTATTCCAAGTTCGTCTAAGTTTTCTGGAAACCTCATCCCATATTTTTGAATACCCTTGTTGGAAGAAAAAACTCTTGACATATCAATAAGAAAATATATTTTCCGTGCAAAGGCAAGATGAAACTGAAAAACAAAAACCTCGCTCCAGTCGGCGGCTGGTATTGGAAGTATGAGATCAAGCGTGATAAACTCACATTCCCTGCGATTGTTTACGGAAGCACATGGAGTAGCTTGATGCAGAATATCCAGAAGGATTATCGCTCAAACGGAGTTGAACTACCAAGTAACATTGAGCAGATGGTTGAAGATCAAATTTGCCAGCGTCAACCAAGCGAGCGTTGCTGGTATGCTGATGGACTTGGTGATCGTATTGCCCAAGCTATCCACACTGTAGCAGCGGCTACTGATAAGGTTTTAGGAACTAAACTTGAGCATAAAGCGAGAGGATGTTCTTCTTGCAATAAAAGAAGGACTGCACTAAACAAATTATCGTAACCGATAAAAACATATGCTATCCGTAGGAAACGACAACTTCTCACTTGCCACTCTCGACCAAGACGGCAATCCACCAGAAACACGAATCTCCAATGCGAATCACGCTTGGAACATAGCAAATCATTTGCGACTCGCTAACATCGGGCGCGAGAATAAACGCATCCGTATCTATAAGGCGTATAAGATGTTTCCCCCTACAGGGTATAGCAAACTTGCTGAGAAGCGTCTGCCTTGGCAATCGGATGTAAACTACGGACAACTTGGATTCATTGTAGATAACCAGAAGTCCAGTTACTACGATGTAATTACGGAACGGCAGGCTTGCTGCACGATCAAGAGCAAATTTGGCAATGAAAAAGAACGACTCGTTAACTCAGAGAACATTTCCCAAGCATTCGACCAAGCAATCCGAGAATGGCCCGGATACCTCTACAATACAGAGCAAGACCTTGAGGAAATGTTGTTGTATGGAAAGGGGATTGGAATGTGGGATTCACCAATGGGATGGATGCCAGAACACGTTTTCCTCTCCGACCTTCTCTTTCCAGACGACATTAGGATCGACTTCTGCAACCTTGAGGAGTTTGTTCGCCGTGTCCGTTTGACTCCATACGAACTATACAAGAAGATCGAGAATCGTGCAGCAGCAGAAGCAATGGGATGGAATGTGGACGCAGCAATTGACGCTATCCGATTTCATCGTGCATTCAGCAACCACCGCAAGACCCGCGAAGACTTCTTCCGCACGATCAGCGAATCTGGATTCAACTGGTCACTATCGGTCAACCAGAAGATTGACCTCTACGAAGTTTACTGGAGAGAGTTTGACGGCAAAATCAGTAAAGCGATTATCCTTCAAGACTACCAGCCAATCTCCGATTACATCAACTCCAACATCAAAGGTGCTGGCAAAATCAGCGAAGATGACATCCGAACCCAACACGGGTTCTTGATGCTCAAGATTGGACTCTTCGACTCATGGGATGAGATCATGTATATGCTCACCGACTCAGTTGGTAGCGGACTCTTCCAAGACATCAAGAGCCAAGCAGAATCGGCTTTTGTTGCTTGCCGCCAGTATGACTTCACAATGAACTCGCTGGTAGATGCCGTCCGACTCAACTCCATGTTAATGATCGAAGGACAAGGGCCAGACGCAACTAAGATGCTGAAGCAGATGGAATGGTTGCCTATTAGCGTAATGCCAGATGGAGCAAAGTTCATCCAAAACCGCTTCCAACTTCCAGTAGCAGAAAGCATGAGCTTCATGCAGTTCTTCATGGGAGATATGTATAGGGGCATGGGTCAGTATCGTATCAACGCACCTACCGCTGGAGGAAAGCAGAGGACAAAAGGCGAAGCAGAACTGGATGCCGCTGAGTCAGCAAAACTATCTGGAACACAGATTCGTCGATTCAACGAGTGCCAAACTCTTTACTTCAAACAACTCTACAAACGCTTCGTTAATGCAAAATCCAGCGATGATGGATATGAGTATGTTAAGAAGTTCTATGAGATTCTTGAAGAACTCGGAACTCCGAAAGAAGCCGCACAATGGAAGAACATCACAAGCATCCGCTCTAACCTCATCAATGGTGCAGGTAGCCCATCATTCAAACTCATCACAGCAGAGAAGCTATTGCAGATTACAGCAATTACTCCAGCAAACGAAGGGCAAGAGAATGCAGTTAAAGATGCAATCGCCGCACTATCGGGACGAGATAACGTAGCTCGTTACCGCAATACTAAGACAAGCAAGATCGACGATACTACCCGTATCATTGGATTTGAGAATGCTGGTATGACTGATGCGTTCGTCAACCCTGCAAACTTCCCTGTGCTGCCAACTGATCCGCACATCGAACACGCTCAAGGTCACTTCCAAGACTTGGCAATGCAGTTGCAGATGAATATGCAATCTGTGCAGCAGGGTAATCCAGAGTTTGCAGAAATCTCGAAAGCAGTTCGCGCTATCAAGTTCAAGGGTGGTCACATCATGGCGCACGTTGAGTATATCAGCAAAGACCCATCGAAGCAGGACTTCTTGAAACAATTCATGCAGGGCATGAACGAGGCTCAAGGAATGGCCGACGAACTCCAGCAAGTGTATGTTCAGATGGCAGAAGCTGAAGCTCAGAAACAAGGTCAACCAAACTCTGAGGAAGATGTCAAACTTCAATACCTCACTGCTAAATCTGGCATTGAGATTGATACCAAGAAGAAGCTCGCTGACATTGCAATCGGCAAGGCTTCTATCTCACACGCTCAACGCACAGAGCAACGCAAGGAACAGGGCATCACCCAACTTGCGCTTCAGAAGGCTAAAGCCCGTGCTGAGATTCAGAAGACCAAAGGTAAGATGAAGGCAGAGCAACCAGAGATGGAAGAAGAAGAGACTGAAGAAATGGAAGTCGAAACTCCAGAAGCTACCGAAGAAGTTGAGATGGAAGAAACTCCAATGCAGACACCAACACAAACATGACAACAGAAAAAGTAAAATCCCTATGCGCGGCAATAACCTCACACGAAGACTGGAACAAACTACAGGCGTATTTACTACTTAATGTAAACCCACCAGAAGGAGTAACCACGCTTATCCATGCAATCAAAACTATTGAAGCTATTGGAACTGAGGAGCAAGGAGCATTCAAAAAAACAAAACTTGCTGGAAAGCATAAAGAGCCAGCGGACATCACAATCGATCCAGACCTCGACGAAATCTAATTTATGGCAGACCCAAACGACACAGCAGAAGTAATCAAAGAACTGAAGTCTAAACCTCAAGTTCCGATTAAAGGTAACACATCTGACTTCCTCAAGAAGTTCAGCCAGCAGCAATCCGACGAAGGCAAGCCGAGTGCTACCAATGTTGGTGATCCCAATCTCGGCATTAAAAAATTCAATGAAGAAGAACCACCAGAAGAACACACGGGAGTTACCGAAGCTGAAATCACGTCTGACCGCACAGGAAAGAAAAAAGGATTCGTTGAACGGCAAATCGAAGAAAACCGCAAACTCAAAGAAGAACTTGAGAAATACAAGAAAGATGAAATCCCCAAGTTTGAAGGAAAAATCCAAGAACTTGAGCGAATGGTCTCCGAGTCAACATCGACTAAAGAAGCCAACCATTACCAAGACCAACTCAACAAAGCCAACCAAGAGAAGCTGGACGTTGAGCAACAACTATCAGAGCAGATCAAGGAACTTAGGGGTAAGCTGGACTTCCACGATATTACGAGCAATCCAGACTTTAAAAAGACTTACCTCGATCCTATCAAGAATACCTACGACACTGCGCGACAATTGCTATCGAATGATCCAACTCTTCTTTCGACATTCTCCCGTGCTGTCAATGCAAATGCCTCCATCTTCAATGCGTCCTCCGAAGAGGATCGTAGAGCGGCAGAAGCCGACCGCGACCAAGCGTTCGAGGAAATCACGAACTCACTCTCGCAATTCAAGCAGTATCAATTCGCGGAGCAAGTCAACAGCTTCATCAAAGCAACTCAAGGACATCACGCTGCTCTTGTCAACTTTGAAGAAACCAAGCAGAATATCATCCAAACCGCTAAACAAAAAGAGCAAGAAGGCAGGAACAAGTATCTGAACCAGTGGCGTGAAGGCTACAAGAATACTCAGCAGGAGATTGATCGGGCTACTGAAATCCCAGATGCGGTTGCTGACTACATGAAGGAAAAGGGAATCAAGTTTGACATCTCCCGCGACGAGGCTATTGCGCTGGCAGCAACACAGCAGACCAACGAACAAGCATCAGTTGAAGACATGAACCGACTGATCAATCAAGGCCGCGCCTATCAGAAGATTCAAGCACAACTCAAGGCATACCAAGAAATGGTGAAAGAGAAAGACGAGTATATCGCGCAACTCAAAGGATCATCTCGCATCTCTTCATCGCCAAGTGCATCGGATTCCCAGAAACCAAGAATGAGTATCACGGAGGGACTGGCCGCGAAGCTCGCTAAGTTTTCGCCGCAAGCAAGAACTGCATAGCCCATCATTCTAAAATCTGGTCATAGACGGGGGAGGTAGTTTGGATTGCTACCTCCCCCAAACTTTTTTTAAAAAAGTTGCTTGACATATTAAATAGTCACTTGCATTGTCCCGAAAAGAGAAATCCGAAAGTTATCGTTTACGATAATCATTAGGGATTCAGCCGCACTCTGGCTGGCGAGTTTTCGACCTCGCATGAAAAACGATTTCTGGACAGAAGAAACTCTGGGTTGAGTCCAGCAGAGGAAACCAAGCACTCGCTTGCTATTCCTCATGGTGTAGTTTGCGGTGCAAAACTAAAACTAAACCAAAATCAAATAAATCAATGAGCGATCAACTCTACTTCAATAGTTGTGCCGAGATTGACAGTTTCTTCCGCGAGGGCCGCGAATATTTCAACGACCTCTATGTGAAGAAGCTCGTCACGAACTCTGCATACTTCACCCGTTTCGAGGAGCAAGCATGGCCCCTTAACCACACAACCGAACAAAAAGCATTCCGCTTTGGCCGTGGATTCCACGATCCTTGCACTCCTTTCCGTTCGATCACCGACACCTACTGCGAGACTGATTCTTGCGATAGCAAACCCGAAGTCATCCAACGTCCCGGAACAGAGAGCTACACTTTCGAGCTTCTCCGTAAAGAGATGACCACTGACTGGATTTGCGTTGAGAGCCTTCTCTATCGCCTCTTCCCTGCTGAAGAGATTCTTCAGTTTGAAGAGTCGAATGCCCGTATCACCAAGAATGTACACGAAGAGTTCCTTCGTTCCAACTACATCGGTGGTTCCGGCCACAAGTGGATGGGCATCACTACTGATGACGGCACTTACTGTGGACTCGTTGACGATCAAGCATGGTTCGTTCCAGAGCATACGCTCAACAATGAAGCTGGCTACGATCTCTGCGCTCTTCGCGTTAAGATGGCTCCCGCCGACCTCAACAAGATTGCTTATCTCTCGCTTGATATGCTCGACGATGCTCTCGTTGACCTCCAAGACGAAGATGACGCTTTCCGTCTTGATCTCCAAGATGCGACTGGTCAGCCTTTGCTCGACATCGTTATCCCCGATCCTCAAGTTGGCCGTGCGCTTTACTTCCAAGCCAAGCGCAACAATGGTTACTGGGATGCTAACACCGACTTCGACGAGCGTTTGACCCGTCTGAAACTCGGCATCAACCGCATCATCGGTGACTACGCCTTCGGCTACGACATCAACGCTGCTCGCTTCAATGCTGACACTGCCTTCAACGCTGGTCTTGCTCCGTTCAACGAAGCTGATCCTGCGACATGGGCGCGTCTCGTTCGTGTGCCTCGTTACATCAAGATCGTCCAAGAAAACGGATGCTCCTATGTTCCTAACAAAGCCTACCGCAATGCCGACTTCGGTATCTCGGTTGCTATGGTGAACAAAGCAATGTGCAAGTGGACAATGCCATCCTCGACTGGATACGGCCAAGCCCAACAAATGACCCAGAACTACGCTGGTGATTGGGAATGGAAGAACCCAGATTGGGAGTGCAACCGCTGGCGCAAAACGGGCTTCTATCAAGCCCAGTTCCGTCTGGCCGCACAGGTCAAAGACCCAACCATCATGCACTCGTTCCTGCATCGCCTGCCTAAGAGCAAGAGCCTCTACGGTTCCTGCTGCGAGGTTCAGAGCTACATCGTTCCTGAGAACAATCAGGACTGCTATAGCTGCGCTGGTGTGGGTGACATCGTTGTGCCTTCCTAAGTTAAATAGGGGAGGGGCGAAAGCCTCTCCCCACAACCTTAAATAAAATACAAAATATGTCTAATTCTCGACCACTCGCTTATGATCGTGTCAACCTGTTTGGCCCGATTGCCGTTAACCTCCTCGCTTCTGGAGACGCTGACCTCCTCGTCCTTAACGACGAAGACACCAAGTTCTTTCCAACAAGCATCGTGCTGGAGACTGCCTACGCTCGCGGAACCACTGCCACCGATCCAGTTGTGATCGTTGACAACGGAACCACTGGCGAAAACATCACCTCTTCGCTTACCATCACTGACGCTCTTGATAACCAAGGCCGCTACAATCCTCTTGCGATTGCCGCCAATCCTTATGTTATCACTGGTTCCCGCAAACTTCGTTTGTTGAAATCCACTGTTGGTCTTGGTCAAGCTACCGCAACTCGTTCCCGCACTTCGGGCGTTGCTACAATCGTTACTGGTGCTGCTCATGGTTTTGCCACGGGCGACACGATCACGATTGCCAGCATGACCGACACTACGTTCAACGATGTGCAAGCTGAAGTTACTGTTGTTGACTCGACCACCTTCACCTACGCAAACGCTGGCGTGAATGTTGCCTCTGGTGCTGATACCGCTGGACGTGTTGGCGCACTCTATGTGAATGCCTACGTTGTTGGCATCTACTACTAAACCTCAACCTTGGGTGGGGAAGTAAATACTTCCTCACCCTTACCCTTTTCAAATTATGGCTTGCTTCACCGCTCTCGACTACCGCAATAAATCCTACCCGTTCGTCCAAACAATCGCCGCTGCTGCTGGAATTGATCCAATCTCCTATGGTTGCTATGACGCAGCTACTGATGCTGCTAAACTCTACCAATTCTATGTTGGACTTGCAACGATTGGTGGCCTCGACCCAGTTACTCAAAACTGCTTTGTGCAAAAAACTGAAGACCAGCAATACTTCCTCACTAACGAGGCTTTGTCTGCCGCTCTTAACCCTGTTACATAATTATCGTAACCGATAAAATCTTATGGCACTCACTCAACCTTGCTTCATCAATCTAACTCCAGATCAGCAGAATTACAATATCTACGAGCAACTGAAACAAGTTACTGGTTTTGACATCCCGCCATATGACGAGATTGACATCAGTTACTATGGCTCGACAAATAATATATCAACTGTTCAATATTTGAATGGTGGAGATGTGGTAGCAACATTGACTCTCGTTTATGCTACACAACCACCAACTGTTGATGATACAAACTTGGTAAACATAACAATAGCTTACCCATAATATGGCTTTCAAATTCAATCCATTTACTGGAAAACTTGATATTGCAGGATTAGCAGGAGGAGGATCGCCCGCTGGCCCCGCTGGTGGAGACTTGGCTGGGACATATCCAAATCCCACAGTAGATGGATTACAGGGCAGGCCAGTATCCAATGCCACTCCAGTCAATGGACAAGTCTTACAATATGATGGAACGAACTGGGTTCCGGGCAGCATTCCATCGGGAGGGTCTGGTGGCGGTGGAGTTGTTTATTATCTCAACTTCAACACGGCAGCAGATACCCCACTAACAAACATCCCGCAAACTCCTAACGCATCCAAGGAACTCGGAATTATTGGAGATGTAACTGCGACAAGCTATCTTTCTCCAATTCTTTCTACTGGAAGCTACGACTTCCTTGCCTCTTTTGTAACGGATGTTAGCAATCCATCCTCCACTGCAATTCCTGCTGGCATTTGGGATTTCAATATTTTTGTAGAATCAACAACTACAAATTCTGCAAATCAAATTTATTTCAAAATTGAGATTTTGAAATATGATGGAACGAATGCGCCAACTCTTCTTGCGACATCAAACGATACTTACATCTACGATCCAGCAGAGATTAACCAATACATTGCATCTGTAGTGATGCCGCAGACAACAATTCTTTCGACTGATCGAATCGTTGTTTACCTATACGGACGGGCGCATCAAAACAATAATCGTCTTACTTTTCATTTTGGCGGAAACTACCCATCGCACACCCACAGCACCATACCATCCGTCACAGGAACTGGTGTTGTTAAAGTAGTTAATGGAGTATTCCAAAGCCCCGCCACTACCATTGTAAACGCTGATGTTTCTCCAACTGCTGCGATTGCGGTAAGCAAACTATCTCAAGCCACTGCGCGAATACTTGGCAGGACTACTGCTGGAACTGGAGCAGTTGAAGAAATTACAGTTGGAACTGGGTTGTCGCTTTCTGCTGGAACATTGACAAACACGGCAACAATTACAACTGGTGCTGTTGATAATGCTATCCTCCGCGCAGATGGCACTGGTGGAGCAACACTGCAAAATAGTGACCTAAATATTGATGACGCTACAGTAACGACACAAGCCAATGTTGCCATCACCAATCAACATTCTGGACAAACCAACTCCGCACTTGTCCTCACGCCGAAAGGCACGGGAGCTTTTATTGCTGGGCCTAAACCAGACGGAACTGCCACAGGTGGAAATGCGAGGGGATCGAGGGCAGTTGATTTACAACTTTCACGCACAGCAGCAACACAAGTTGCAAGCGGTGCAAATTCTGTAATTTGTGGAGGAATCAATAATACTGCATCAGATTCGCAAAATTTTGTCGGAGCAGGGACTTCTAATTCCGTAACATCTGCTAACAATTCAAACTCTGCTATTGTTGGAGGGAATGCAAATTCCATTGTTGGCGGTAGTATAAATTCAAATGCGTTTATCGGAAGCGGAAGTTCAAATTCAATTACAAACTCGCCAAGAGCCTGTATTGTTTCTGGTAATACAAACGCAATTGCAAGTTTGTCTTCATCAGCTTTTCTTGGTGCTGGAGTAGAAAATTCAATTACAGGCGCAGATGCAGGAGTTATTGCCGGAGGATATTGGAATGTTTGTAACACACAACTGGCATCGATATTAGGAGGTCGGCAAGCCACTGTAGATCGTTACGGAATGCAAGCCCATGCAAATGGCAGTTTTGGGCCAAACAACACTTCTGGCAGTGGGCAAGCCCAACGCGCCCGCTTCGTCCTTCGTTGCAAAACTACCACCAATACTGGAGTTGAAATGGCGTTGGATGGCGCAACGACATATCTTGGAATTCCATCTGGAAAGATCATCGCTTGCACAATTAACATTACTGGAAGCAAATCAGATGGAACTGCTGTTGCTCACTATCTTCGCCAATATTGCGTGAAGAATGTCGGTGGAACCTCTTCACAAGTTTACGCTCCAGTAACTATCGGAACCGATAATGCCGCAGGAACAACGATTGCGCTTTCTGCAAATAACGCCGATGACACACTTCGCATCTTGGTTACTGGTATCACTTCTGAAACATGGCGGTGGGTAGCGAGCGTTGACGCAGTAGAAGTAACTTACGGAACATAATTACTATGCTTAAAACATACGGACTCATATTTCCAAACGGAGAAAAGTATCTTTCCAGCGTTGTGCTGGACGAAGACGGGAATCCTCGGATTGACACTATTCGACCATATCCAGTGCCAGAAGATTGGGTTGATCCAACGCTTGTAGAACTAATCAAAGCAGAACCTCCCGGCCCAGAAACGGAATGGGAAAGCTACCTTAAATGGTTCCCCGATAAAGTAGAAGTGCATTGGAAACCAATAACATTATAAATGGATGAACGATAACGCAGCATTCACAGGAATTATTGGAACAACAACCAGTTTTACTGGATTTATGGTTTCTCTAATGCCGCATATTGAAACTGGATTACGCCTTGGTGGATTGCTCGTCTCTTTGATCGCTGGCGTTCTGACTATTGTTTATATGTTCAACAAAATTCGCAAACAATGAAACCTAAAAAAATCGCACTTAGCCTTATCTTGATTTCATTTGCATTTTTAGCGATGTCATTTATGACTGGTTGCTCAACACTTGGAATTTCCCTACAGACAGACTACGGAATGTTCACTTACGAACTTCCCGCACCGAAAGGAACAAAAAAATGAAAATTGTAAATATACTACTTCAACGACTATCAGAGAATAGCACATGGCGCGGCATTATCCTGATTGCTACGGCAGTCGGAGTGAAGATCGAACCAGAACTCCAAGAGGCAATTCTTGTCGCGGGACTCGGCCTTGTTGGACTCATCAATGTTGTGCGTAAAGGCTAATGGTTCCTAACTCCAGACCGCAGCAAGCGAAAGAAAAAACCCTCGCAATGGTTATCCGTGCGGGGATCGAAGATCGCGTTGCTCTGGTAGGGATTAGGGGATATTATGCCGACTCGATGGGAGTTAATGGAAAGAATGACAGAGGCATCTACGATGATGCGATTATACTATTATCTCCTTCTGTTCATGCTACTTTCAATTCCAACACTGATCCTTCAGTTTTTAAGAAAGGTATTGCGGTTCTCAAAACGGGCGTTCATAGATTTCGTAAGGGCAATCATGGCATTAGTAAACCCGGAGGCGGCTATCCAGCGTTACGACCTGCTAACGCCAAAGAGGAGTTGCCTGTTACGCGAGACGGCACTGGAGACGATATGGGCATCGCTATCAACATTCATAAGGGCAGTTACAAATCTACCTCAAGCGAAGGATGCCAAACGATCTACCCAGCACAATGGGACGGGTTCATAAATCTTGTCTATTCGGAGATGAATAGATACAACCAGAAAACAATTCCCTATCTTTTAGTGGAAAGTTTATCGTAAACGATAATGGGTAATTCGTGTTCCAATCCATTTGATGGTTCAACAGTGCTTGCAGCTTCATATGCAAGAGCCGCACAACAAAGCGCGGAATCCGCTCAACGGGCATACTGTGCAATACTGAATGCAAGTAAAGGGGCCACAGGTGCTACAGGGGCATCAGGTATTCAAGGTCCATCAGGAACCGGGGCTACTGGTGCAACCGGATCGGGAAGCACAGGTGCAACGGGCATTCAAGGATTAGTTGGAGCTACAGGAGTTCAAGGAGCAACTGGCGTTGGTGCTACTGGAAGCACAGGAGCAACTGGCGTTGGTGCTACTGGAAGCACAGGAGCAACTGGTGTAGGAGCGCAAGGCGCGACTGGTGCTACAGGAGGAATGGCAACTTCTGATATTCAGGTTTTCTCAACTCCGGGTGCATTTACTTGGAACAAACCTCTTAACGCAAAATCTGTTCATGTTACAGTTATTGGTGGTGGTGGAGGTGGGGGGTCTGGACAAATGAGTGCAGCAGCATCGCCTGCATCTGGTGGTGGCGGTGGTGGTGCTGGAGCAAGAAATTTTGTTACTCTATCCGCTGCATTGCTTGGAGCTTCGGAAAATGGAGTTGTTGGTGCTGGTGGGGCGGGTGGAGCTTCCGTAACATCTGTTGGACTTGGAATTAACGGAACGCCCGGAATCCCGTCTAATTTTGGACTATGGGTTTATGCCGACAGGGGAGGGAATGGAACTGGAGGTGCTGCTGGTGCTGGTGGTTCTGCTGGTGCTGGTGGAGGTAGAGCAATCTTTACTGGCGGCACAGGAGCAAATGGATCAGCGACAGGCGCAGGATCAAATGCAGGATTAAACACAGGTGCTGGCGGTGGTGGCGGTGGTGGTGGTGGAACTCCGGGATCAGTATCAGTAGGAACTGGAGGCAATGGAGGATTATCAACTTTATATAATGGATCAGCAACTGCTCCCGGTGCTGGCGTGAATGGGCCAGATGTTCCAACTAATACTCCGCTGAATGCTTCTGGTGGCGGTGGAGGCACAGCAAGTTTTACAGCACCCGCAATGGCAGGAGGCAACGGAGGACTCTATGGCGCGGGTGGTGGTGGAGGTGGTGGAGGTAGCGGGTTCGCATCTGGCAAAGGTGGCAATGGTTCGCAAGGTATTGTAGTTGTAACAACCTATTTTTAATATGACTGAACAATACGCAATAATTAATAGGGAGGGTGGATGGTTGGATTTTATAACAGATTGGAATAAAGATTTGTATCCATTGTGGGAACCATTACCCAACACATATGCAGTTTTAGCAAGAGAAATTGATTACGCAACTCTACCACAAAAACCAGAATAATGAACACTAATAACAAATATCAAAATTCTGAAGGTGAACTAAATAATACTTGACCAAAATAAAAGTATCGTTAACGATAAAATTATGAGCAATTGCAATGAAACTATTATAGTTGCAAACTATACAAGAGCCGCAAGAGATTTCGCCCAAGCCGCCGCTCAATCAGCGTGCATTGCCCAGCAATCTATTGGCGCAAGCGGAGCTACAGGAGCCACTGGCGTTGGAGCTACAGGAGCCACTGGCGTATCTAATCCATCACCAAGCAGTCAAGTGTTTGCGGTTCCTGGAGATGATCTTCTTACAAAATACACTCAAGCCGCATCCTTAACACCTCAAGGAAATGCTCTCTCCGCAACAAATAGAGCAACATTGATTATTTATCCCGGAGTTTACACATTATCCGCTCAATGGAATGTGAATACTCAATTTGTTGATATATTCTGTATTGGTAATCAATTTCAAAATCCATCAGTATACTTTACTGGATTTAACATGAGTGTTAGTGCAAATGATGTAAGAATTACAGGAATTGGGTCAACTACAAATACTATTCAATTATCATCATCTTTGCCATTGAATGTTTTTCAGAATTGTGCAGCAAATCCGGGTTCATTCAATAACTCTACTCAAACTGGTTTTGCTTCTGGAACATATATTGGATGTTTAGTTTCTGGATCGGGACTTGCTATAGGGGCATTTGGGCAAAGAGCAGATGGAACTTTTATTGATTGCAAATCAACCAAATCAGGATCATTCGGAGGTAGCAGCACGCCAAATATAAATAGCATTGCAAGTGGAATTTTTATACGATGCGAAGCAACAAACTCCAGCTCATTTGGATTTGGAGGTGGATTTTCTGGAACAGCAACAGATTGCATTGGGGGAGGCAACGCATTTGGTTCAAACACATTGACTCCTGCAATTGGAATTTCTGGAACATTAACTCGTTGCCAAGGTGGTTTGGGATCATTTGGAAATGGCGGAACAACATCAACAAAAATAAATGGGAGTCTTTATTTTTGCAGATTAACTTCTGGAACATTCCCAACAGTTACGTCTCCGGGCATTACTCGCGTTTGTTTGGATGGAACCAATACAGAAAATAATCAAGGATAAAATATGAATAAAACATTGTTTTCAACTGACAAGGTAAATTGGGTTGAGATTTCTGAACAAGAAATTGATCAGAATGATATAAATCAAGTTGTATCAATAATTGATGAAAAAATTCCATCTGACTCAGAGATTATTTCTGCTACAATTACAATTCCAGAAGTGACTGGAATTATTAATTATCGTTTGAATGGAGAACACCTACAATCAAGATTTTAAAATCTTTGACTAAACCTAAACTATCGTAAACGATAAAAAACAAATGAATAAATGGCAACAAATCGAACGGGATGCTACAAAAAAATCCCATGAAGTAGAAATTGCGGATTATAAAAACCAGATCAAACGCTATCAGCAAACAGTAGAAGAACTGGATAAACAACTTGGAATTGTATCTGCATTGAAGGAAGACAAGTTTAAGAGAGACACATACAAAATTGAATCGGCGCGAGGAATATCAAGTGCGGCAGTCGCTGTATTGTCTGACTGGCACGTTGAAGAACAAGTTGATCCAAGGACAGTTTCGCACTTAAACAATTTCAATCTTGAAATTGCAGATCAACGCATTGAAAAAACTACCAAGTCTATTTTGCGACTAACAGAAATTGAACGAGCGGGGCGCGATATTCCTATCTTGGTTCTTGCACTCTTAGGTGACTTGATGACCGGATATATTCACGAAGAACTCCGCGAAGAAAACGAATTGTCACCTACGCAAACAATTCTTTGGTTACGCCAAAAGCTATCCAAACTAATCAACACGATTAAAAAAGAAGGAAACTTTGAACGGATTATCATTCCATGTTCAATCGGCAATCACGGCAGGACTACAATCAAACCTCGGCACAGCACAGCTTACAAAAACAGCTACGAGTGGCTTCTTTACAAATTGCTAGAACAAGAGATTGAAGGCGTAGAATGGATTGTAGGAGAAAGCTACCACACATACCTTGAAGTATTTGGAAAAATATTCCGACTGCATCATGGTGACGGATTGAAATATCAAGGGGGCGTGGGTGGGTTGACCATACCCGTAGAGAAAGCAATCTCAAGTTGGAATAAAGGAAGGTCAGCAGACATCGACATTTTCGGTCATTGGCATACTTCACAACAGAATCCAAAATGGATTAGCAATGGAAGTCTCGTGGGACACAACGCATACAGCATTTCCATCAAGGCGGCATACGAGCCACCACAACAAACATACTTTCTTTTTGATGCGAAACGAGGAAGAACTGGAACTTGGCCTATATTTTTGGAGGATTAACCAATGGCAAACTGGAACAAAATAGTAGAAGCTCATAATAAAGAGCATTACAAATGGCCGAGTGGATGGGATACTCGTGAAACCATCGCTGAACAATTGGAGTGCAGTTCCGAAAGAGTAGCTGAACAATTGTCATCTGCCATTAAAGGTGGTCAAGTAGAAAAAAAAGCTATCACCTATTGGAACGATGAACTGAAAAGAAAAGTTACTGTATTTGGTTATCGACCTACTCAAAAAGAAAAACTTGCTAAAGAGAAAGTATCGTTAACGATAAAATGGCCCCCCGCCGAAGGAATACGAGTCTCGCGTAGAGACAACCCTAACAGCAAAGGAACACATATTGGCAAAGGAAAAATAATTTGGGATAATGGTCATGTTACAGAACCTAAGGGAAGCACGATCAAAAAAATAATTCTTGCTTAGAAATAAAAAACAATCAATATATTAAAAATATGAGTTGCGGAAATTCCAGAAGTTCTAAATGTAACCCGTGCGGCCCAAGTGAAGATGCAATGAATGCAATCGCTGAACGGGCAGCATACTACGCAAGGATGGCGCAATATACATCTGATGGGTTCAACCAAGTATATCTTGGGCCAAAAGATGTCGCACCAACTACCGATAACAATGGTAATCCATTAATCGAAGGAGCGTTGTATTTCAACACAACAGACGATATTATCTACACATGGAATGGAACCATTTGGTCTGCAATACTTGTTGGAACAAATACCAATCAAACAATAACAGGAGTTAAAACATTTACACAACCAATTGTTGGTAGCATTACTGGAAATGCTGGAACTGCAACAACACTCGAAACTGCAAGGACTATTGCTATTTCTGGATCAGTTACAGGGACGGCAACATCATTCAATGGTGGTGCAAATATAACCATACCAGCAACGATTACAACTGGCGCGACGATCACATCTCCTAACCTTGCAGGAACAGCTACTGGAGCATTGACATCTAAAGTTGTGCAGGGGATTACTGATGGGACTTCAGCTACCACTGGATTCATTGGGGAAATAATTCAAAATACTTCATCGCTTATAGCAATTGGTGATGATGATATCGTGTTTGGAGCAGGGATAACTTTGACACCGGGATCGTGGAATGTATATGGAAACGCAACATTAAATTTTGCGTCAGTAACAACAACTGCTGGCTCATCGATGGGTGCAAGTATAAGTATATTAAATGCGTCAAGCCCTGCACTTATTGATAATCAAAGACAAGTAATGCTTGCTCCTGCACTCACTTCTGTTTCTCAGTCTCCAGCATATAACTTTGTAACTCCAATAGTTAATTTTAATGTAACAACAAATTCTACTGTTTATATTGTTATTAAAGCACCAATTAGAAGTGTTGGAACAATGGCATTTTCTTCAATCATAACAGCAAATCGAGTCAGATAAAAATATTATGAGTTACTGCACACCATGCCCGCCATGCGACACGCAATTTCCGTTGCTTTGCGAACCACTTGAGCTAACAACTCAAGCTAAACGATTGGTTGTAGAAGATACTGCTGCCTGTCAGAAAACGCTTCAAACTCCATCATCCTCACAACAGATACTTAAATCTGTCGGAGGAAACTTGTCTTGGACAACAGGAGGCAACAATTCTATTCTAACAAAAGATGTCAATGGTTTCATCGATTTAAGAAACGGATCAACATCTGAACCTATTGTCCTTCCAAATATAACACCAGACACAACTAATACTGTTGCAAAACAATTAGTGATGATGGCAGATGGGACTGTAAAAGTTTGGCAACCTTCTCAAACTGGAGATAAGTTTGTTGCATACTGGGATGGAACTAACTGGGTAGCATCAACGCTCACAAACATCCTGCCTTCTGGTAATGGTGTATTCTTCCGCGATACCGCTGGCGCATTACAGGTGGCAACGGCAGGCGTATCTGGATCAACATTGCAGATGGTTGGGTCTAATATCCAGTTTGTCGCGTCTGGGCCAAACCAACTCCCACAAGGTTATATCTACGGACTCACGATGTCGAACAATTCGGCATCTGGAAATGACACGCTTGATGTAGTTGAAGGACGATGCAGAAATACAGCAAACACATCAGACTTATTGTTGTCTGCAACAATGGTGAAAAACATCAACGCCAATTGGACTGCTGGAACAAACGAAGGTGGATTGGATGTTGGTGTTAAAGCATCTAATTCAACTTACCATGTATTTGTAATAGGAAACGGAGTTGCATTCGATGTTATCTTTTCGTTGAATTCCGTTGTGCCAGCGGTTCCAGATACATCATATACTTCTTATCGCAGGATTGGATCATTCACTACAGATTCAGTTGGAAACATTCGACTATTCAAACAGATTGGAGATAGGTTCTTGTATTTCTCTGATATTACAGTAGTAAAACCAATTGCATCGCAATCCAATGTCGCGGTAGGTGTAGGTGGTTCAATTTTTACCCTTAATGGAATCCCATCTGACATTATTGTAAAGCCATTGTTTGTGGCATCGATTGCTCAAGCATCAGTTAGTTGGGCGGTATACGAAGCTGGAGCAGCATATCCATCAACGCAAGTTCCTAATGTAAACAATTCTGGTTCAAACTATCTTCGACAAGGATCAACAGGAACAGTTATTACAAACACAATGGAACTTTATACCAATACATCAAGGCAAATTGGTGTTGATGTATCCGTAGCTGTTACAACAGCATCTTCTGGTGGACTATACATTGACGTGTATGGTTGGGTTGATGATCGCGGCAAAACATTCTAAAAATGCCAGCAGAAGGATCAATCTTTGATGGATTCACAAGTATCGTCGCGCAAGACGCTGATACGCATCCATCGTATTTGCCAGAGTCTTTTGTATCAGAATCTGTAAATAGGACATTCCGAGGTGGCATCAACAGAACCAGACCAAGCATTCGGAATATTCCAATCAAAGTTGGAGAAGGTCAATCAGAGACTATCGTTAACGATATTCAGAATGGTAACTTTCAAGGGGCATATCCATATCGAAAAACAAAATATGAATCCGCTGATGGGATATTATTGTCTGTATCTGGCGTTATTTACTTTCTAAAGATCATAAACAACTTTGCAACTGCTTACAAACTTATCGATGGCAACGATCCGGGCATGATGCACACATGGTTCGTGCAGGCAGAAGATAGAGTTTATATCCAGAATGGCTACCAGAATGCCATAGCATGGGATGGTGACCTTAATACTCCAGCATACAGGCTCAATCCATTTAAGCAGCAAATGCCGATTGGCACGATCATGGAGTATGCTTTCGGGCGAGTCTTTGTATCTGATAGGTTCAACCAAATCTACGCTTCGGATATTATCTACGGAAACGGATTCACAGATACAAAAAATACGGAGAACTTTACTGAGATAGGATACTGGGCAGAAGGCGGTGCATTCTCTACTCCTGCAATGATGGGGAATATCACTGGCATGAGAGTCATGCCACAGATTGGAACTAACCTTCGTGGACAAGGTGAGCTTGTAATCCTAACTGGCAACGGAGCATTCTCAATGGATGTCTCTCTTCCAAGGTCAGAATGGAATACTTCAAACATCCAGCGCATCTCTCTCCTTGGGCGTGGATGTGTATCACCATACTTAGGATTAGCTAACTCTGAGCTTTGGTTTAGGTCACACGATGGTTGGGCATTCTACTCCAATAGCCAGTCTGAATTTGCGCGATACTTCTCACTCCGTAAACTTTCAAGGGAAGTAAACAAATGGGTATCAAATGATACTCCTTGGCTGAAGCAATTCGCTTCTACGATGTTCTTTGATAACTACCTTATCAGCACTGTATCTCCACAGACCTATAGAGCAACAAATGCAGAAGGCTTGAATAGGTATCATCGGGGAATGGTAGTTCTCGACCTTGATCAATCTTCGTCACCAGCACCGGATGCGCAACTTCAATTCCGCTGGAATGGAATCTGGACAGGCATCAGACCAACTCAACTGCTCACTGCACTGATCCAAGGTGAGAAGCGTGGGTTTGGATTCTCGTTTGACGCAGACAATAAGAACCGACTTTACGAGTTCACCATAGCTCAAGGCGATGACTACGGCCCGAATGGAAGTAGACAAATTGAATCTTTCTTCACAACTGGTAGGTATGACTTCAACCGAAGCGGGGCTACCAACAAGTTCCTACGTAAAAAGATTACTGGTGGAGAAATGTGGATGAGTGAGATTAAGGGTGAAGTTCAAAGTTCAGCCGAGTTCCGCGCCGATTCTAATCCGTGCTGGTCAGAACTGAAAGTGCCTACAACATTCGGGTGTGACCCATGCTCGCCGCAAGTAACCGAATGCTTCCCGCAACGAGGAGGTAATCGCTACAAACGCTACAAGTTTAATACACCAGACCCAAGCGAGTGTAATGACTTGGCAGGTATCCCATCAGTAGAAGGAAGCGAGTTCCAGATTAAAGTCAACCTAACTGGAGCGGCTACAGTTGACCGAGTAAGGTTGATGGCAAACATCAAGAACAACGATGATTCTCCAGTTGGTGACTGCCCCGAAGAAAATCAAGAATGCGAACCATTTTTGTGTTGCCAAGAAAAATATTGGAATTACAATATTGTAAATTAAGTTATGGACAACGCCGATTCATCTCCAGCAATTACATTTCCAAATGTTCCAGATGATTTCTGCCCAACTGGTAACTGGCAAAATGTTTTTCAGCAATTCATTGATGAGGTTCTCTCCAATGGAACTATCCTTGTTCCGGGTTTAGGCGATGTAACTCCAGCAGAAATTGCTAACATCAATCAAGACATTCAGAATCTTCAAAATCAAGTCGATGCTCTTGATACGATCCAGATTCGCAGAGGAGTTCTTACTGCAATTGGATCGGGAGATTCTACAAAACCTATTACTTTTGATAATAATATGCCAGACAATGACTATACAGTATCATTGACTGCAATCTTACCATCTTCCCCAATAACAGCAGCATCTCCAAATGTATTTTTACTCAATGGAACTAAAGCCATAAATGGATTTACTGTAGCTATTGAAAACAACGGAACTTCCCCAGCAACAACCATAACAAGTATAGAGTGGCTTGCAATCTACTCTGCATAACAAAGAAAAAATAAAAATATGACACCACTAAAAGGAACTGATCCTAAACTCGTCAGCGGCGGCTCACCTACTCGCGGTATGATCCGTGAAGGTATGGGTAATATGCCTAATTTGGGCAAGAAGAAGCCAAGCATCTACACGACTGCTGGCACTCCAAAGCAAGGCTACCAAAAATAATTATCGGAAACGATAATCCCTATGGCTGATACCCTCGAAGAGATGGTAGAGCTTGTGAAGGGTTTCGTCGGTGACTCTGGCACTTGTTCATATGAGCGCGGAGTCAAAGCTGTAAACCAAGCAAGGCGACTACTCTGGAATAAGCGAGCATGGACTACTCAAGAAGAGTATGTCCAAATTTGCTGTGTGAACGATTGCTTCACGCTTCCAGCAAGGTATGAGCAAATCAAACTCGCATGGATCGGCAACGAATCAGCGTCTCTCGCAGATGAATGGTTCAATGCTACCAATGCGTTTGCTCTCCATGCTGACCACTCATGCCATAGAGGAATTGTAGAAGTAGGAGGACTCCATGTTCTCTTCCGAGATTACACTACCCATCCATACCAAATCGGTGTGATGGTAGAGGAAGTCGAAGACATCGGCGTTGAGTTGATGTTTGAAGCACAAGACCAGTATGACACCTATCATAAGGTCAAGGTCACTACTGCCAATCCACCAACGCTGGCGAAATCCGATCTCCTTGTGAAAGGAATTCGGTCAGTGACCAAACCAGTAACTAAAGGTAGGATTAGGGTATATGCTTACGACACGGCATTGGAAGCAAAGACTCTCATTGCCATCTATCAACCGAACGATGCTCACCCAACATTCCGTAGGTTCAAAGCACCGAGGACTTGCGAGTGCATTACACTCTACGCATCGAAGAAATACTTCGACCTAACCGATCCAAAGGAACTGGTAGAGTTCATCCCAGATGCAATGATCTATGCTATCCTTGCATTGAACTCGCGTGAGAATCGTAAGGCGCAAGAGTTCTTGAGCAACCTGTCATTGGCCGTGCAAGAGCAAGAGAAGGAGATGGAAGGCTTAGAAATCCCTACTTGCGCTCCACTTAGGATAGCCAACTATAGTCGGGCAGAAAACCTAATCGGGTCTGATCTATTGTCACCATCACCGAACGACTACTTCCTCTATCGATGACACTGACAATTCCAGACAAGATTGATGCAAAAAGCGTAGTTGGATATGGTGATCCAGACTACGAACTCAACTTGATGGATTTGGAGATTCTAAAACTACCTCCACGGGAATGTCCGTTGGTGCATAGATTTACTCCGGGTATGTATATTCGGGAAATCTATATGCCGAAGGATACGATTCTGACAAGTTTACTTCATCTCACTACACATCCTTTCTTCGTGATGAAGGGTGATGTGACTGTCTGGTATCATGGCATCCCCGCCCACCGCTACAAAACAGGCTACAGTGGCATCACAGAAGCAGGAACAAGGCGTTTGCTTGCTACTCACAAAGATACAATCTGGACAACCTGCCATGTCACAGACTTAACTGATCCAGACGAAATTATTGACAGCATCACTTCAAGAGACTTTAATCCCCACATTGCCAAAGAAGACCCAAGGGTGCAGAAGTGGCGGCACAACCGAACCGACTTAATCAAATGAGATTTTTTGACCATCCAGAAAACTTGATTCGCAATAAACATCCAATGATGTTTCATTCCAGCGGATTCGCTATTGCTGCTGGTGTAGTTGCTGTAGGTGCGGCAGTAGGGTCAGCGGCTATTTCCATGTCAGCAGCAGATCGGGCAAAGAAAGGGCAGGGAAGAGCGGCGAAAGCATATCAAGAACAACAAAGACAAGCGGTAGCTGAATACGAGCAGAGACAAAGCGAAGTAAGGGGAATGATTAATGCCGTCCAAGCTCCACAGTATAATCTTGGAGCAATGACTCGTGATGCTGCAAAAATTACACAATATAATAGACAGCAAATTGAAAAGTTCCAACCGGGTGCTACTGCACTAAGAACAAGATCAGTAGGACAAATTAACAAAGCAATGGATGTAACTGACCAATACTTGAGAGGCGAAATCCCTCAAGATGTCAGAGAGCAAACCATGCGAAACATTGCTGAGTTTGGCGGGGCAGGATTTAACCCAGAAGTTGCAGGAAGGACTGGTGGATTCCAAGCTGCACAAGGATTAGTCCCAAGGCAATTTGGTTTAACCTCCCTTGATTTGCAAGGTCGTGGATTGGCAGCAGTTTCTCAAATCCAAGGCACAGCAATGAACTGGCAGCAATTATCAAGGGCATTTATATCTGAACCATTGGATGTAGGCAGGGTTCAACTTGGTTTCCAAACAGCAGCAGCAGAAGTAGGATTACAAAAAGCTGGCTTAACATCTAACCTAAACACAGGATTATTTAACGCGAAAACAGGACTTTCTCAAAACATATATAATGCAAACAAAGAAAACATCGCCGCAAGCTACGCCGCACAGCAAACAGTAGGACAAGGTGTATCTGATATTGGTAAGGCTACCTCTGGCGCGTTGATGGGCATGAGTAATGTTTCAGCAGCACAACAAGGGCTTTCGTTTGGTGCTGGTGGTATGGGTGGTGGAATGGGAGGAATGGGAGGATCGGGAACTGGATTGGGAGCAACACCACTTTACAATACACCATACACATTCACGACAAGAGCAGATCAATATGGTCAAGTTGCAACAAGCAGATTATACCAAGGAGGGCAGATGACAGAACCGCGCTCAATGAGCGACAGGCCAGTTGCGCTACCAAATCCATACACCGGAAGATAAAACACTATGTCTATCGCAGAACTCATAATGACAGGAACGCAGCAAGCATCCAAATCAACGGATTGGGTGGCAGATTCTTTGGCTAAAATTGGAGACAATGTTAGCAAGGTTTATCGTGAACGAGAACAGAATAGGCAAGCGCAGGAGATGCTACCATTCTTGCAACAAGGTATACAGGAGTCAATGACACTTGCGGGACAAGGTAAGTCTGGTGAGGCGTATTCTAAAATGATTGGTATGTTGACTCCAGAAGTGATGAATACCCCACAGTCAATGACACTTGTTAAGTTGGGAATTGATGCTATTGGAAAATCAACTGATGATTTTATTATGGGTCAGAGGGCAACGCAAAATACTGGAATGACTGCTACTGACCTTATCGCGCTTCGTGCTATGGGAATAACTCCTCCAGAAACCAATACACCATCAACTAATGTTGTTCCAAAAACAACACCATCTGGTGGAGGTAATACTGCATTATCCGATTTTGATACACCTTTAGATGAAATGCCTGCTAATCCACAAGCAGGACAACAAGACTCTATATTAACTCCACCAGCAGGAACACAACCGCGACCAAGTGCAGTAGCAACTCCACCACAAGCAGCACCAACTCCAGCACAAGAGAAAGCGAGAGACTTTGTTTTTCAAAACGAAAAGATAGCAGAAACCCAAGGCGTTCCTAAAGCATGGTATAACCAAGCTATTGATCCATCTTCAGAAAAGTTAAAAGAACTAACACAAACTCATGAGCCTGTTGACTTGCAGGGAGCAGATAAGTTTGGGTTTGGAACAATGTATGTCCCAATACAACGAGATCAAGAAATGAACATTACAGGAAAGGGAAAAGACTTTAATTTCTCTAAAACTGTAAATAGACGCAATCCACAACTTGACCAACAAAGAACTGAATTCATACAAAATATGAATAATGCATTATCAATTCTTGATGGAAGTGTAGAAATACAAACGCTACTTGATCAGTATGGTTCTGTTGATAATTTTCCTAAATACAAAACTGTAAAAAACGGCATCTCATTCCCATTAAAAGATGGCAATAAATCCGTGACATTGCGAAGTGGAACAAAAGAACAACCCGGACTTATGGAGTCTTGGAGAACATTGCAAAATGCGCCCGGAATGGGAAGACCAATTGGTATTTTGATTTCACGATCCGGTCAGATGCCTGCCGTTGGTGAGGGGAGAAAACAAAGTCTTGCCAATATGCTAAAATAAATATACCCATTCTAAATGGCTTTTACTCTTGAAAAACTAAAAAGGGCGAGGGAGGCTGGGTATTCTGACGAAGAGATTTTGTCAGTAGCTTCAGAGCAGAACCCAAAAATTGGAGATGCAATTAAGTCTGGCTATACGCTAAATGATGTAGCTGAATTTTATTCTACTGGGCCAATGGCTCAGAGTATTGCCGAACAAGAGCAAGTTCAAAATCTTCGCCAAATTCCAGAAGCTATCAATCAAGGTAAGGGTCTTCCTATTGGTGGAGAACCTATGGTAGGCGGGCCAGATATCTTAGCTCAAGAACAAGGGCAAACCAAGACTTTCATGGAGGACGAGGCAGGCAAACCTATAGAGGTTCGTCGCGCCCAAGCAATTGATATTGGTGGTAAGATAATTGAAGAACCAATTAGCCCAGATGGAATGACGCTGGATTTCCGAGGTAATCTTATCAAGGAAAAGACTAAGGAACTTCAGTCTGCTTCTGGTCTTCCATACTCTGAGTATATCAATAAGTCCAATACTCTACGCTCAGAACTCTCAAAGCTACAGCAAGAGCAACAGAAGCATGAGGCAAATCAACTCAGCTTCTTGAGTAAGTTGATTACCCGTAAGCCGGGAGTTTCTGTAGATATAGAAACTGGATTGGGAGAAGAGAGGGTTACTGGAGCAGAGGGTGAAATCACAACTGTTCCAATTCAAACAAGGACTGGAGCGGCGATTAAGAGAGTTGGAGATCAGCGTCAGTTCATAGATAACATTATCGGAAACGATAAATTCTTGGACTACATCAAAACCAAAGGAATCGATGCGCCCGGAATGATGTCGCGCATTGCTGGTCAGTATCTGAATATTGGTGAAGCACCAGATAAAGTTGAACAACTAAAACAGAATCCAGAAGTAAGAAAGCTCGCAGAAGAATGGGCGATGACATCTCCCGACTTCATGGATTTGGCTGGAGATATTTTTAAGCGAGCATGGGATGGATACGCTGGAGCTATTGGGTCTGGAACTGTCGGCCCAGTCGGTATGCTCTTGAAAGAAGCTGGATATGAGCAAGCAGGTCAATCATTGGTAGAAGCCGCCGAGTATGCAGACCAACAAAGACAACAAGGTCAAGACCCAAGAAGGGTTGGAGCGGTAGCTCAGTTTGGTAGAGATGTATCCAGTGGGCTTGGATTCAGCGGTGCTGCGATTGTAACTGGTGTATTGGGAAATACTGCTCGCGCATCACTTGGATTGAACTCTGCCAGAACAATCGATCTATTCCAGAAAGCAAATACACTTACCTTTTCTGGATTGAATAGTGCATGGGCAGGATACTCCGAAGCAAAAGCAGATGGGGCTACTGATGACCAAGCAAAGCAGGCGGCACTCTTCTCTGCTCTAACTCAAGCACCATTGGAATTGGTATCGCCACTTCAAAAGTGGATAAGCAGATTTGATGGAGCGCAACAAACAAGAATTTACAAAGGTCTAAACAAAGCCGCGCAAGCAGTTGCTGAAGGCGCACAAGAAGCGTTGTTCAATGAAATGCCACAGCAGATCGCAGGCAACCTCGTTAAGAAGTATGTCTACGATCCGAACCAAGACATCTTTGATGGGACTTTATACGCTGGTGGTGTGGGTGGAGCATCCGGTGTAATTACATCCATCTTTACGCAGATGCTTGCTGGTAGGAAAGCAAAGACCCAAGCGATAAATGGTGATCAAGAAGGATCAGAGGAAACTGATATTGATTCCAAAGCAGATGCTATGGCTGAACAGTTAGCTCCAGACGCAGTATCTGATCTGGCGCAACAAATGACTGCTGTGAGCGGAGAGATAGACAATCTTAAAGAAGAGATTGCTAACGACGAGATGGGGATACAGGCAATTGAGAAAACCGCGCCAGAATACCAAGCAGCTGAACTGGCATTGAACGAGAAGAAGACCAACCTCGCGCAATTACAGACCCAATTCGATAAACTCTCCGCTGGCCCAGCAGAAGTTAAAACAGAAACTCCAGCCGCAACACCCACCGCTACCAAAGAAACAACGATAGCAAAGATCGATGAACTCAACACAGAATTCGACGCTTTGGATGAGAACGACCAAGCAGGGATCAATAGGGTGAACGAAGCTATCGCAGTTGAGCAGAATAAACTGGCTGAACTTACCGCTATTGAGCAGGGCATCGAGCCACAGGGAACAACGCCAACCCGTCAACCAAGTGTAGCTGGAAAGGTTAATAAACCTGCAATTCAAGGATTCATTTCTACTATGGATAAAGTAGTAGGAGCAATTCAAGCTACCAGCAAACGGGCGCAGAAGCTCAAGAATGCGATCAGAACTGGAATCGTATCAAATGCAGGGTTCTTGGCTGGAACGAATACAGAGGTCATCTCAAGCGAAGAATACGCCAAGCTGACAGGTGGAAAGCAAGTAGCCGCCGATACTGGCACATACCGAGCAGTGTTCCTTAATGGTAAAAAGTATTTGGTAGTTCCAAATATCAATCAGTTGGCAGGAATATCAATCGAAGGTGAGCAGCAGGTAGCTACGAGAGATGCCGCATTAGATCAAGAGTCACGGGCTACAGCAAAGAAACTGGAAGAGGAGATGATCCATATCTCCATGTTCCAAGGAATCCAAGACGAGTATAAAGGTATCAAGAATCCTAAACTCACAGAGCAGGACTATGTTGCAAAGCGAATATCCGATATAGCCAGAGAAGTAAAGCGCACGAATCCAAATGCACTGCCGGGGGTATCCAACGCATATCTAAACGATAAAACAAAACTCCTTGATGACCTTACCTTCTCTCAAGAGTTCATGCGGATGGTCATCCAGCGTGTAAGGACGGGTCAGATCACCGAAGACTTGAATGCTATCAGAGCAGCAGAGAAAGAAGCATTCTCTGACAAAGATAAAGGTCTTATCATAGCATGGAAGAACTCCATCCTTAACGCGCTTCAGTTCGCTCGTAACTCTATCACTCGCTACCTCGGCAAAGGAACCTCGACTAAGGAAGTTAAGAAGATGGAAGATACCATCAACAGCATCCTCGATGGGTATGGTATCGTGAAGGGTGAGGCTAACTACGAGTTTAAAGATTACTCTAAAGCAGAGTCAACTGCTAAAGAATCCTTATCAGTTCAACCAGCATTACCAGACAGAACAATATCGGATGCGATTAAAGACAAAGATACTTTTGTCTTTGAGGGAATGCGCGGGGCAATCTCACTTGAGGATGGCACTGTTGTATTCCGTGAGTTTGGAACAAACAATAAGTATCAAGTTCCTGTAAATCCAAACCAAAACATATCCGAAATTAGTGGCATCGAATGGGTTCGTAAGGGACAGACCCGCAATATTCCAGCAGAACCAGCTACCACAGAAGTAGCGGCGATAATTGAATCTGATCCACAAATTTCAGAGGAAGAAGTTAACGCAGAGCAAGATGACTTCCAAGTTCCACAGGCGTTAGTTGAGATTGAGAAATCCCAAGTGCTTAATTATATCGCTGAAGTTCTTAATACTGGTGAGTCAAAGATAGTCAAAGATGGAAAGAGGAAACAGAAAGTTTCCCAAACTCCAGAGTTTTATTCTCAGATTACTCCAAAACAAATTGAATTGGCAAATCGCCAAATCGATACGGCATTGAGGATCATCGATGGACTACCAATATCTGATGAACAGAAACAATCTTTAGCAGAACCATATCTATTGATAGATCAAGACATAACATCTTATGAAAGCAATCCAGAATACAAACAAATCAAAGCCTCAAAACGCAGGGAAGTTTTCCCTACTGACCAAACTGTCGCACTCCCAGAAGCTGGTGGACAAGTTGCAGTATCGGAAACGATAACTCCAGCAATCGAAGCGAAGGCAGGCGTAACTCCACAGATGGATGCCGACTACCTTGCAGCGGTTGAGAGTGGAGACATGGAGACTGCACAGAGGTTGGTGGATGAGGCGGCGAAGATTGCGGGTATTGTGCGGGGGAAAAAAGTATTTATTTACCTTTCTTCGTTATCTAATAATGAGTTGCAAAACTTGGATGAAAAAATAGCGAAGAGGGTTGAATATAAAGCAAATATATATTGGCAGCTTTCAGACAAGCAAATGTGGGGAGAACGCGAAAATTATATTTTCTCAGATAGTGCAAACCGATTTTATACTGGCAGTGACGACTCTTTCGAGATTGATTCAACAAATGAATTTACAGGAGGAAAAGCCTTACAAATAATTGAACGAGAAAACGGCAAAGTAAATAAACTTGGAGTCGATCTAAAAGATTTGGAAGGCAGATTTGCCGCAGACCCAGTAACTTACGATGAGCAGGGCAATGTAATCCCCCTCTCTCAAAGATTCGATGTTACCTCACCAATCATCGCCCGTGCTGGTGTAACTCCAGAAGGTGAACCAATGTCCAAGAAGAGTCAGACTGTGATGCAGAAGATCACAACAAGAATGATCTCTGACTTGGAAGCTCAAGCAGAAATGCTCAAGCCAAAGGATAACAAGGCATACACTGCGTATCAGTCCCGCGCTGCACAGAAGGATAAGAAGTGGAATAAGGCATTACTTTCTCCGTTCTCAATCGCAGCGAATCTATTCACATCAAACTCCTTCACGGCAGCAAACAATGCATTGGATAAGATTTTCAGAAACAATCCAGACGCTGACTTCTTTAGTGTTGCTCAGAACTTAGCAGGAATGGATGAGGCTACCGCACAGAGAGCATATAACATTTCTCCATACGAAAGATTGGTATTGATGGAGATGATGTATGAACTCTCTTCTGTTTACAGAAAAGAAGTGATGGACTCCAACATGAAGGCAACTGCCCGTGAGTCTTTTGCTTTGGAATCTATCGATGTAGAAGCGGGATTGGCTCGTAACATAGCTCTTACCCTGCGTGAGAGTGGAAGAATGGTTCAAGCTGCCGCTGCTCTCCGTAAACTTGTCGGTGCAGGAATGGCTATCGATACCTACAAGAGAAACATCATTGCCTCGATGGGTAATCTGTCAGCAGTTACAAGATCATCATTCAATGAAGTAGCTAATGCCATCCGAGGTGATCGGCGCAAGTCGATGGATAAGGTCTTCAATACTCAAGAAGTATTCCGAAAAGCGGCGTCCTTGATTAAGATGGCGCAGAGGAATCCAGAGAAGGTTCGTCAATCAATCCGCGCTGAAGTTTCTAAAAAGCAAACCGACTCAACCCGCCAGATTCTTTTGGACTTTGCAGCGGGACTCTTCGACACCAAAGAAGACAAGTATGCCAACATGGTGGTAGACCAGACTGTTCAGAACATCCTTTCGATTGGAATGAACAAGAAGGAATTCTCCATCGATAATGTCACTAAGTTCATGTATCAGTCCTTCGCTGCTGCCGCGAAACAGATGGGAATCCAGCAAGCTGGGATTGAAAAGCAGAAGGCAGGCAAGCGTAGTGGAAAATACTTGGAGATGGTGAAGGCAGTTATCGGAAACGATAATGCTTACAAATCCTTCTTGAACGATCTGGCAAACCGGATGGCAGAGAAGTATCAGAGTAGAGATGCATTCGATGCTGACTTCGCGGAACTCTTCAAGGCACTCCGTTCAAATGAATGGGCAGACAAGTTAAGGACACAGGCTATCAAAGACTCAGCAGACTTCTTGGACTATAAGTTCAATGATCTATTCACCTACCTTGGATCACAGAGAGATGTAACACAAGAAGCAGTCAAGCAGCATATCCGCACTGAACTTCAAGGAACTGGCGCATCGAATGAACTGATCGAGAAGTTCATCCAAGATACAGACAAGTATCTGAATGAGCAGACCAATGAAATCCTACAAGACAAACTTGGATTCCGTATCGATGAGAAGACAGGCAAGGTAATGCCAAAGCCTCTCATGTCGGCTAAGATTCAAGAGGAGGCTGAAGCTCAGTTCAAAGCAATCAAGAACCTTAAAGACATCTCAAAGCTATCGACGAGTGATTATGGTAACTTCAAACAAAACTTGATCAGCAGGATCATTACTGAAGTTGGAATGGATAAGCAGAACGCTACCGAGTTAGCTGATCTAATCTCTAAGCAAATGGAGAAGGCAATGCTGGCGCAGAGAAGCGAGAACGTGGATGCCGCTATCAAGACAGCCCAAAAAATATTAGACGATAACAAGATAAAACCAAAGGCCAATCAGCGCACCATCCTTCAGAAGTTGATTGAGATGGCAAACATGAATGTATTGGATTCGGAGATGGTCTACGAAGCATTCAGACAAACCCATGACTTCCCTAAAGGTTTCATGCCATACGATGCTGAGTTTGCAAATACCATCCGTGAGTGGGGTGACAGGATTTCTAAACTGCCAGCGGGAGTTATCCGTAGCATCGAAGAAGAGAAGATGGGTCGGGCATTGATGAACAAATCTAAGTTCACTACTGGCGATATTCTTGCAAGCTATTGGTATTTTTCACTTATCTCACAAGTATCCACCTCTGCGATTAACGCATTGTCTGGTGGATTTAACCTCATGTTTAATGTGGCTACATGGGCATCATACAATCCTAAAACCATCATTCCAATGATGAGGGCATTGTATTCTGCGGTGTCTGGTAAGCAGTCTCCAGCGGTGAATTCATTTCTGTATGTAATGCGTAACGGATTAAACCCATCTGGTATGCAGGATGAGAAGAGGGCTAAGTATCCCAAGACGAATGTTCTTGAGGGTGCTACCCCAGAAAATGTTCCTAAGATTGTTTACTACCTTACCAATTTTGGTGACGGGAAGATTAACTTCCTCCCCGATTGGATGAACACAGCATTGAAGAATGTTAACCCAAGGCAGTTGATGAGAATACTCCGAGCAACTGATATGTTCTTGAGGGAAGCAGCATACGAAGCGAAAGCAGCACAACTTGGAGCAGCGGATTTTACAAGGGAAGGGTTTGACATGGCAAAGCGTCAAGCTGAGTTGGAGTTGGCATCATCGCAGGCTACAGGCAAACAGAAAGACCAAGAGATCATAATCCGTGCAAATGAAATCTATCGTGAGCAGAGATTGAAGGAAGAGGAGAAGAGGGCTATCGCAGAGCAAGCATCACTTGAAACTGCATTCAACCAAGACCCGCAAGGCTTATTTGGTATGCTTGCTAACTTTGTGAACGGACTCCTTGCCAAGTATCCAGCAACTAAATTTGTAATCCCATTCACAAATGTTGTGGCGAATGTGACGAACGAGTTTCTTAACTACACTCCAATATTCTCTCAATACAGATTGATTAGAGCAAAGCAGAGTGGGATGAAAGACCCATTCACGCAAGGAAGGGCAGATAAGGAGTATGAGATAGGAATCAAGGGCATGATTGGTATAGCCGCTATGCTTGCTCCATTTATTATCCAAGCACTCACAGGTGGAGATGAAGAGGATCAAGAAGAGCGTCCATACATTCAGTTCTATGCTGAAGGCCCAAAAGACCCGCGACAAAAGAAAATCTGGCAGCAGCGGGGAGGTCAGAAATATTCAATCAGAGTTGGTGATACATACTACTCATACCTCTACACTCCCCTTGTTATTCCGTTGGCGAGTGGAGCCATGTTGCAAGAAGAACTTAAATCGATGAAGAAGAAGGGTGAAAAAGTTCAAGCTGAAGACATCGGTAAACTTGTGGCTTCTGCAATAACAGCACCATTCTCTATTGGATTCGTTGCGGTTCTCAACCAATCATTCCTTACTGGTCTTGCTGACTTACTGGAGTTCAAAGAATCTCAAAACCCAGTTGAAAAAGGAACGCAGTTTGTAGGAGGAATCATATCCCGTATGTTAGTTCCGGGTGCATTCCGAGACATCAACAAAGTCTACACAGAAGACAAGGCGGTGGGTGGAGATTACCTTTCAAACTTCTTCAAGGATATGCCCGGATCAGTGAACTTCTTGAACAAGGATGTGAACTACTTTGGTGATGATGCCAAGTTCCCATCTGCTGTGCAAGAGTCTGGATTCGGAAGACGCTTGGCAAGTGTTGTTGGTCGTATTGTTTCTACTGAGCAACCAGACCCTGCATGGGAGGTTCTGTATAGAAACAACCTTACACCTCCAGCATGGGATGCAAGTCTGTCATGGGATAATGGGAAGAGAATGACCAAGGAGCAGGAGTTGCAGTTCGTCCGAGAAGCAGGGCCAATAATGCGGGAGAGGATTACTGAGATATCAGACGAGTTAGATGAGTTACCACTTGATGAAGCTCAAGACCTACTCAGCACAGAGATTCGTATCATCCGTAGAGAGGTGAAGGAAGACCTACAAGATAGGTTGGAAATCCCACTTGACATTGAGTGAGGCTGATGTAGTCTACCTGCGCAGCTTGTTGCTGTTTCGTGTTATTCATTAGGGAACGCACCTCGGAGAAATCTGGGGTGCGTTTTCTTTTATCGTTTCCGATAAAAATATTTTTAGAAATATTATAAAAAACTATTGACGATTATCGGAACTTTGATACTATCTATCTTGTGAACGGCACAACCCCCGTCCACAAAAAACTAATGAAAGACAAACCTACACCTACAAAAACAACTGCTCCAAGTGAGCTTCAAAAAGAAATCTACCTTCGCCTTCTTTCTGCTTCGGCAGCAGACGGCAAGTTCGATCTCGGTAATCTGGCAAGCGCATCAACAGTGATCAAGATGGGTGACCACCTCAAAGGTGTGTCGGAAATCCTCTCGGTCTGCTTTGAAGGCAAACTTCCAGCGGTTACCGAATAATGAAGATCACCAATAACTTTGATCTTCCTGCGCCTATGTTCCGCGCCTTATCCCATGACGGGTATATGGCAGGAACTAAGAAGGCAGACATCTCGGTGACTACCTTGATCGGGCCACCAAAGATTAACCAACTCAAGAAACGCTACTCCGACCAGATCGTGGAGGACGCATCCGATAGGGTGTGGGCATTACTCGGTCAGTCGGTTCACAAGGTTCTTGAATTGGCAGGAGGAGAGGAAGAGATGACTGAGAAGCGTCTCTACAAAGAGATCAATGGTTGGACGCTCACAGGTCAGACTGACTTGTATGAGACGGGAAACCAAGTAATCTCCGACTTCAAAGTCACATCGGTATTCTCATTCCTACTCGGCGGCAAGTCTGAGTGGGAAGCGCAGATCAACCTCAATGCCATGCTCTGGAGAGAGTATGGATACGAAGTCAAGAAGGGTCAGATCGTCGCCATCCTTCGGGACTGGCAGTCGAGCAAGGCCGAGTTTGACAAAGAGTATCCCCAGTGTGCAGTCCACATAGTTGACATACCATTGTGGGATAACGAAGAGGTAGTCCGCTACGCTACGGAGAGGGTTAAACTTCACCAAGCAGCGGCGGCTATGCCAGACGATACCATTCCTTGTTGTGATCCAAAGGAACGCTGGGCTAAACCAGATACCTTTGCCATCAAGAAGGACGGGAACAAACGAGCAGCAAAAGTGTGCGAGACATTTGAGGAAGCACAAAACTTACTTCCTACCTATGGCGCGAAACACTCAATCGAAAAACGAAACGGCGGGGATATGCGATGCGAGCGTTATTGCTCAGTAGCACCCTTCTGCCACTATTACAAAGCAACCTATGGAAATGAAAGAACTGCTGAGTAAAAATGTTGAGGGACTTGATGAGTCTCTTGATATGCTCAAGCACTACATCCGCGAGACACTAATCTGGCGGCATAAAGCAAACGAATTAGCCAGCGCAATAATTGCAAACGAACCAGAACACGACATAACAATGATGGCAGCGTCCATCCACAAACAATTAGCAAACAAATCAAATGAGTAACCAATTAGAAGGAATCGAACAGAAAGACATCATCAAACGAGTGACTGGCAAAGTCACTAAATTGTGGGAACCTAAGACATTCAACGGCCCGAAGGGTGAGTTTGTCATCCAAGGTGGAGACATCGAGATCGACGGGCAAACCTATGGACTCAAGTTCTTCAACAATACGCAGGAGCAAAGCATCAAAGGCAATGTAGTTACCCTGTCCTCAGTCCGTGGAAAGCATGGTCTGACTGGAGTATCCTTGGAGCATGAGACTTACGAAGGTAAGAATGGCAAGGTAGATCGTGACATCATCAAAGTCACAGCTACTGGTAAGGTTGAGTTTGACTTACCAAGCGAGGAGCCTGCCCGTGTTACATCAGCACCCAAGGTTATCGTAACCGATAATCCCTTGAAGGCTATAGACAATATTGTAGAGATGCACCAGTATATCGACTCACTTGTGCGCCACGCATACAAGGATGTGGTGGATGACGAAGAGACTCTTCGGGCATATGTCTCGTCGGTCTTCATTGAAACCAACCGAAAGGGCATCTACTACACAAAAACTGAAAAGGTTGAAGAGCCAAAAGTGGAAGAGCCAACGAAACTTGATCCCAAAGATTGGGCATCTGTTATTGTTCCAAGTGGATCACACAAGGGTGAAAAACTTGGTGAGATCGGTAAGCCTGCCCTCACTAAACTCTACCAGTTTTACTTGGAGAAAGGGTTCACAACTCCATTCGCCAAGTGTGTGGAGCAAGCAGCAGAAGACTTCAACCTCGACGCTCCAATAGGCGACGACGAAGACAACATTCCATATTGATTCTGTTCTCCCCAGAACACCTAACCTAAACACAAATACAACATGAAAAAGAAAGAATTAGAATTGTTCAGCCCAACTCAAGAGGGAGTCATTGTCCCTCTGTCAACCTACCTCCGTCACATGGGGGAGTTCGTTAAAACCGAATGGCCGGGTATCAACATCACTGAAGCCCACATCAAGAAAGCATGGGGCAAACTTCAGAAGAACGAATACCTTGGCGACGATGCGCCAGATGAAATGCTGGAAATGTATGAGAAGATGTCCGCTGACTTGGACATGGCCGAGGAGATGGCAGAAGAACGCCTCGCCTTGCCAGCAGTAGAAGAGCCAGAAAATATTGAAGAATTGATTGATATTACAATCGAAGAGCCAGTCAACGAATCCCTTGCCCTTGTGGAGAGTGTGAAGGATGGATTAGAGCTATCCTCATTCACTCAGAAGTTCGACATCGGATCGGGGATGACTCAGTGCGTTCCTAAAGGTAAGGTAGAGATGAAGGATTGGGTAGCAGCATTTGCCTTCGGTCTTACTCTGGAGTCGGGCGCACAATGGATCATCGGTGATTCGGTGGTAGCCTTGGAGAATGCGGGGCATGAAGATGTAGTCAACCAACTCTGCTCCAACTTCAAGAAGAGCTACAGCACAGTCTCTGGTTACGCTCGCGCCTGCCGTGTATTCACAGCAGAAATGCGTGACGCTACGCTGCCATTCACAGTCTACCGAGAGATCGGCAACGCTAACTTCGGGGATGAAAGCACCAAGAAACAAAAGGAACTTCTTGATGCTGCGAAGACAGAGAAGCTATCCTCGACTGAGGTTAGGAACCGAGTGCGTAGCGAGCAGGGTAAGGGTGACAAGCCAATGAGTCATCGTTTCCTTCTCCTCAATGTCGGTAACTTCTCCAACTCCGAAGTCCTCCGCTCAATGCCAGAAGAAGTGCAAGAACACCAACTCTTGATCGACCTTGGCGACAAGTCATGGTTTGATCCAGCGGAAGGAGAATGGATGAAATTCTTGAAGGAGCAATAATTTATGTCAGAACAAACACCACAAAACGAAACCTCGAAAGCGGTGATGGAAGCATTTACTTTCATCAAGTCCGGCGACGAGACACTAAACGAACGAGTCCACGCAATGGGTAGCCTGTTGCATACAGCAAGCATGATGGTCATCCGATCCGAATCCCGCAAGGGTGAAGGGTTTGAGTGCATCAAGTATCTGGAGCTTGCATTCATGTATTATCAGAATGCTCAGTTCCGCAAACGCTTCGATGAACCAGAGAAAGAGAAAGATAACCAACCGCTTCTCTTCACTCCGTAAATATCGGAAACGATAACAACAAAAAAGCCCACAAGGATTTTATTCCCTGTGGGCTATTTGTTTTTTTAGGCATTCACTTCTTTCGGTGCTACTGATATTGTTCCATCTACCTCGCCATCCATGAGGGTATCCATGCGCTTGAGTTTAGCATCCAGCGAACTGCATACTGACTCTTCGATGTCTACACCAGCGGCGTAGATGAGATACTGAATGGACTTGGACTTGCCTCCCGCTCGATGGACTCGACCCAATACCTGCTTGAGATCGAAGACTGAGTAGGTCGGCATGATGAGGGCAACACGGGAGTATTTGCCGTTTAGATCGTGCAGGTTCAAACCTTCTCTACAGGCTTGAATAATGCCGATTATAACTCTCGACTTGTCATTCTGGAATGAGTCGATGTTACCCCTTCGGACAATATCACTCTGACCTCCGCGAATGGAACAGGTTGTCTTGAGTTCTTCTTCCATGAACTTGAGAGTCTCTGTGAAGTTGACTGCGATGAAGACACTATTACCTTCTTCGATCAAATCCTTTACCATTGCACAGACTGCTGGTGCTTTGAAGAGTTCGATCTTCTGACGGGCACGGGTCATCTCAGCGAGGACTGCACCCATCGAGGATGCGACATTCTCCTGCATTTTGATTTGCTCTACCCTCATTAGTAGGTCATCGTATTCTTTGGCAATTTCACGGGCAGTATCCATATCAAATGCTCTGGCTTGAATCAGTGTCTCTGGGAAGGCACTGCCAACATCAGATGGTTTGAGACGATTGCCGCGATCTGGAAAGATACGGCCATGAAGGTTCTTGAGGATTTTATTGTTACCCTTGAACTGCATACCGAACTGAGTGTTGTAGCATCCGTTGGCGTTGAGGAAGCGGAAGAAGTCCCTACCACCTTGATGGAGTCCGAGGAACTGACCCAATGCCCACATCTTTGTAGGATCATCAGCTATCGTAGCCGATAATGCTATGGTGGGGATGTTCTGGACTACAGCATCGCGGAGCAGAAAGGCATTCTGTGTGTTACCTTGAGCCTTGGCGCGATGAACCTCATCGAAGATAAGATCGGTATCTGGCGGCAGCATGAATTGGAATTCCTTCTTCTTATCATCTGTCCACCTACCGATCTTACTCTTGCCAGTCTTGACCCATTCCCAACCACAGACCTCGTAGGTTTCAACGCCAAGGTATTTGGCAAGCCTATGCCAGTCGGTGGTGATGGGTTTAGGGCAGATAACAGCAACGCGCCTGCCACGCTCACGGGCCACAGCAAGGGCAA